TTTAGCATCGGGGTTCTTAATAGTTGTCGACTCATCGATAGCTAATAATGTTCTATGACTATTTAAAAATTTTTTAGCAAACTCACAACCCTTTGTTGTAGAAAAAGACTCTACATTCATAATTAAAATATGTAGCTTCTCATTAGTCTCAAATAAACTAGCCAATCTTTGTTTCTGTTTCTTGGTTATTGTAGCTTTCCACAATACATTAGTTTTTTCAATATGATCCGGTAAATGATCAGGAACCTGATTTAAATACCAAGTACCCACTACACCTTTAGGTGCCACAATTAAGGCACCATCTATCTTACCCTTGTCATAAAGCATAGCTATATTATCTATTAATACTTTAGATTTTCCAGTACCCATCTCCATAAAGTACGCAAAAAATTCTTTGTCCCAAGACAGTTCTAAAGCCTTAAGCTGATGCGCATACGGTTTTGTCTTAAATTTGTAATTCATCTTTCTATTGACATTGATACTATATAGTTTATTAATGTCAAGTATGAAAGACGACAGAAAGCAGGATTATTCAAGTGTTAAACAGGTACGTGTACCTAAAGTATATGTATTGCAAGAAGTAGCGGGGACCAGGGATGGTCGTCCTAAGTTTAATATTATGGGTGCCTCGCAGTATGGTAAGTTAGAATTTCTACTACCAGAACTTTCACAAATAATTTTTTCACCAGGTCCATTAATTTTTAAATTAAGGAAGTTGTTGAGAGATTATAGACCCACTGATTATGTGTTGCTTACAGGGGACCCTGCAATAATAGGTGTAGCCTGTTCTATCATATCAGAATTAACAAATGGTAAATTCAATTTGTTAAAGTGGGACAAACAAGAAAAAAGATACTATCCAATTGAAATCAATTTATATGAGAAAGGAGAAATTAATGAATAGTATAGACTTCGAACAAGACAAAACAAAAGACCTGGCTTCTGCAGATAATGCAGGTGAGCTATCAACACAGGTCGTTAGGTTACAATCTTTAGAGGATAAAATTAAAGATCTAGAGATTCAATTAAAAGATAAAAAGCGAGAAGCAGATAAAGTTTCAGGTGAGGTTATTCCTACTATTATGCAAGAGATGAATATCTCATCGCTTAAATTAGCAGACGGTTCAGCTGTTGAGGTTAAACCGGTCTACGGTGCTTCTATTCCTATTGCAAAGAAGGAAGAAGCATTTAAATGGCTTCGTGAGCACGGCTTAGGTGATCTTATCAAAAATGAGATAACCGTTGCCTTTGGTCGTGACGAAGATAACAAGGCACAGCAATATGCTGTCCTTGCGCAAGGTCAAGGGTACGAACCGGTCCAGAAACTTAAGGTCGAACCTATGACACTTAAAGCACTAGTTCGCGAGCGTATCGAAGCTGGACAGGATATGCCAGCGGACTTGTTTAACGTGTTCTCAGGCAACAGAACTAAAATAACAAGGAACAAATAATATGGAAACAGGAAACGTAACAAAAAAAACTGCTAGCCTACCTGCCAATGTAATGGAACAGGATGCTGGAAAAGGTTTAGGTACGTTAGGTCAAGAAGACTTAGCGCTGCCTTTTTTGAAAATCCTTGGACAGTTATCACCCGAAGTAAATAAAAGGGATGGTAAGTATGTCGAAGGTGCAGAACCAGGGATGATATACAACTCTGTATCACATCAATTGTTTGATGGTGAGAAGGGTATCAATGTCATACCTTGTTTTTACAAACTTGAATATGTCGAGTGGAAAGATAGAGGTGAAGGTTCTGGTGCGCCAGTAACAGTACACCCGTCTACATCTGACGTAATCAGTAAAACAAAACCGGATGCAAATTACAAAGACAGATTACCAAATGGTAATTACGTAGAAAAAACTGCGAGTCATTATGTAATTGTAACTGGTGACAGCCCATGCACAGCGTTGATTACAATGAAATCTACACAATTAAAAGTGAGTAGAAATTGGAACTCAATGTTGTCAAGCCTTAGATTAAAAGGCAAGAGTGGTAATCTATATCAGCCACCTGCATTTAGTCATATTTACAATTTAGCAACAACACAAATGTCAAATGATAAAGGCACTTGGTTTGGTTGGAAAGTAAATAAGGTGGGTCCAATAGAAGACGCAGCTCTTTACTCACAAGCGAAAGCGTTCTCTGAAAACATTTCCAAAGGACAAGTAAAAGTCAAACATGGAAATGAATCAGCAGAGAAAGATTCGATTATTTAGGACTTCCCTCGTTGGAAGAAAGGGCGGTGATGGGAGACTGGATCCGCCCTTTAAATAATTATGGATAATTTATTTTCTAAATATTTCGCTGGTTATGATCTTGCGTATGGTCAAGCCGACATGAGTCGCCTTGAGATAGATCCCATTACTAAAAAGCAGAAACCAAGTTATCGTTGGAACGATGAGGATATAACAGACCAAGTCTACAACGAACACTTGGCTGGAGAAAGGTCGATTGGTATCCAACCTTGTACTAAGGATGGACTAGCAAGGTTTGGTGCTATCGATGTCGACTTCAAAGATTATGAGAAGTACGACCGTAAAAAGTTTTTCGACACAATACAGAAGTTTGATTTACCATTAATACCTGTCCTATCTAAAAGCGGTGGTATGCATCTTTACATTTTCTTAAAAGATTTTATCAGCGCAACGGTCTTAAGATCTTTTTTAAGCAATCTATTGCCACTATTTAAATTAAAATACGACACAGAGATATTTCCAAAACAAACTCGACTCGTAAAAGATTCTGAAACAGGAAAAATAAGTAAGGGTAATTTTATTAACCTACCTTATTTTAAAAAGTCAGAAAGAATAGCTTTAAATGTAGATGGAACTAAATTTTCTTTTGAAGAGTTTATTAAAGTTGTGGAGGCTAATCTTGTAGCAGAGGACGGTCTTAAAAAAATAACGGATAGCATTGACGCGGTAGCTATGCAAGGTGTTGATGATATATTTAGAGAGGGTCCACCATGTTTAGCTGAACTATCTAAACTAACCAAAGAAGATGGTTTCGATGGCAAAGATAGATTTCTTTATAACTATCATGTCTTTGTAAAATTAAAGTATGAAGAGAACTGGGAGCAGATGGTTATGGATGCACCCGTTAAATTTTTTTCAGGTGCCAATGCACACGCATGGGATAAAAATAAATTAAAGGCTAAACTAAAATCATGGCGAGATACATACAAAGGATACACCTGCACACAGAGTCCTATCAGTGATTATTGTAAAAAAGGTATCTGTGTAAAAAGAAAGTTTGGTGTGCTGTGTGGATCTAAAGGTAGCTATCCAATCCTTACTAATTTAGTCAAGATTGATTTAGAACCGGATGCAGAATACACGTTTGATGTTACTCTACCCGATGGTGAAGATGTACGAACAGTGCATTGTCGAAACGTGGAGCACGTTAACGATCAAAGAAAAAGACGTAACGCCATATCAAAGTACGCAGGTTTTCCACCACCTATGATTAAGTCTAACGATGATCAAAAAGTTTTGGAAGATCTTTACAGAACACTGACAGTACAAGATCCACCAATAGGCACAACGCCAAAAGAAAAATTACATGATCAATTACATCAAAAGATAAATGGAGCAAGAGCACAGAACGACGTTAGTTTTAAATCTGGTGGTGTATTAATTGATGATGAGTTTGCTTATTTTAAATTTGCTAACTTCTATAACAAGCTAAAGAATAATGGATGGAAGTATCCTGAAGATAAAACGGGCGTAATGATACAAGAGTTTTATAAAGATTGCAATATAGAATTTATTGAAGAGAAGAGATTCCCATCACAAAAGAAAGGTGAATACAATACACCAACAAAACATTTAATTAAGATATCTCTTGAAAAATTTAAAAGCGTAAAAATTTTACATAATAAAATTAATTACGATAAGGAGATCATATGATTAGAAAGATATTGGGTCCTCCTGGTACAGGTAAAACAACAAAACTTTTACACTATGTAAGAACACTCGTTAAGTTTGGCACACCATTACATAGGATAGGGTATTTTGCTTTTACTAAAAAAGCTGCAGGAGAGGCTAGAGGAAGAATGTTGGATAAACATCCTGAGTTAGAAGATAAAGATCTACCATACTTTCAAACGCTACATTCATTTGCTTTTAATCTTTTAGGTATGAAAAAGAGTAATGTTATGCAGAATGAAGACTATGCTGCCATCGGTAGAGAAGTTGGCATTGAGGTATCCGTATTTTCAAATGGTGAAGACAGTACAGGTTTTGTTGATTCAAACAGTGAATATTTTAAATTAATATCTTCAGCTAAAATAAAAAACATATCTATTGAAGATGAGTTTAATACTAATATGTATTCTGAAGATCTAGACTTTGAGATTGTTAAAATATTAAAAATAGAACTTGATAACAGAAAAGAGGCTTTTAAATTAGTTGACTTTAACGATATGATACAAAAGTTTATCGATCGTGCGGGGGAGCTCTGCCCTACGTTTGATGTTGTGTTTATTGATGAAGCACAGGACTTATCACCTATACAATGGAAGATGTACGATGAACTTAAAAAGAAATCAAAACATATTGTTTTAGCTGGTGATGATGATCAAGCTATCTATGGTTGGGCAGGGGCTGACGTAGAAAGATTTCAAAAAGAAACTAGTAAAGAGATTGTATTACCGAAGTCATATCGTGTGCCACAGAGCGTACAATCTATGGCCAATAAAATACTAAATCGTATTCCTGATGAGAGACGAATATTAAAAACATGGCAACCGCGTAAGGAAACAGGGAACATATATCCTGAGTCTTATTCACTTCAAGAGATACCAATACAAGATGGCAATTGGTTAATATTGGCTAGAACTAATTATAGGTTAATTAATTTAATGCCAGATCTCAAGGATCTAGGTATTTATTATGAATATAAAAACAAGAAAAGTTACTCAGAAAGATTATACAAGACCATAATTAATTGGACACGATACATTAAAGGTGAAGAACTAAACGAAGCGGAGACCAAAGATATTTTAGAATACACAACATATAAAACTATAGAAGAGATAGATAAAAATTTAAAATGGTATGAGTTGTTACAACTAGATATGGATGACAGCTTATACATAAGAAAGATGTTAGAAAGAAAAGAACCCTTAAGTGGTAAAGCAAGGGTCAAACTATCCACCATACACGCAGCCAAAGGTGGAGAGGCTGATAATGTTTTACTAGTATTAGATATGTCCAAACGTACTTTAGAATCATTACAAAGAAGCATAGAGAAACAAGATGAAGAACATAGAGTTTGGTACGTTGGTGTGACTCGAGCAAAACAAAATCTGTATTTCATTGCAGGAAAAAATAAGGAGAGAAGTTATGACATCGAAAGTTTGGGATAAACAAATTGCAGGATCTCATTACCAGAAGTATAAAATTCAGCCAAGTCAGTTTATATCTGAGAACGAGTTGTTATATCCGGAGGGATGTGCTATTAAATACATAATCAGACATCGCGATAAAGGAAAGAAACAAGATCTTGAAAAAGCAAAACATTATATCGATATGATTATTGAAAGAGATTATTCAGAGGACACTACCACAAAACCTCTACCAGCAGGGTTCACATTAAAAAGGGATGACAATGAGAATACCTAAGTTTGAAGCACAAACAGAATGGACTATTCCAACGGAGTTTCCAGATCTTAGACAAGTAGAAGAGATAGCCATTGACTTAGAAACTAAAGACCCTGATCTAAAAGAAAAAGGATCTGGTTCTGTTATTGGTAACGGCGATGTTATTGGTATTGCTGTAGCCACTAATGGTTATAAAGGATACTTCCCTATCGCACACGAAGGCGGAGGAAACATGGACCGCAAAAAAGTTTTAGAGTGGCTCAAAGATATTTTAGCAGCACCCTCAACAAAAGTATTTCACAATGCAATGTATGATGTCTGTTGGTTGAGACAACTAGGTTTTAAAATAAATGGTGACATTGTTTGCACTATGATAGCTGCAGCCATTACAGATGAGAATAGATTTAGATATGATCTTAATAGTTTGTCTTGGCACCATCTTGGCTATGGTAAGAATGAAGGTGCATTAGCTGAAGCTGCATCAGAGTGGGGCATTGATCCAAAGTCTGAGATGTACAAGCTACCATCTATGCACGTAGGATCTTACGCTGAACGTGACGCTGAAATTACACTAGGACTTTGGCAAGAGATGAAGAAAGAAATTATTCACCAAGATCTTGAAGATGTTTTTGATTTAGAAACAGAACTCTTTCCATGTCTTGTAGACATGAAATTTAAAGGTGTGCGAGTTGATTTAGACAAAGCACATCTAATGAAGAAACAATTAGTAAAAGAAGAAAGAGATTTACTCACAGCTATTGAAAGAGAAACCAATGTTAGGCCACAGATATGGGCTGCACGATCTATTGCAGAAGTGTTTGATAATTTAAAGATACCGTATGAGAGAACACAAAAAACTTCAGCACCTAGTTTTACTAAAAACTTTTTACAAGAACACGAGCACCCTGTTGTAAAGATGATAGCTAAAGCTAGAGAGATTAATAAAGCACACACAACTTTTATTGATTCAATATTAAAGTATCAACACAAAGGTAGAATACACGCAGATATAAATCAATTACGTTCACAGTTTGGTGGAACAGTGACAGGAAGATTTAGTTATCAGAACCCTAACCTTCAACAAATTCCTGCAAGAAATAAAGATCTAGGTCCAAAGATTAGATCCTTATTTATTCCAGAAGAAGGATGTAAGTGGGGATGTTTTGATTACTCGCAACAAGAACCAAGGCTTGTTGTACACTATGCATCTCTTTATAAACTACCATCAGTCTATAATGTTGTTGATGCCTATCACAATAACAAAGACTCAGACTTTCATCAGACTGTAGCTGACATGGCAAAGATTCCTAGAACACAGGCCAAGACGATCAATCTAGGTCTTTTCTATGGTATGGGTAAAACTAAATTACAGGCTGAGTTAGGTGTAACAAAAGAGAAGGCTGCCGAACTGTTTAATACGTATCATGGTCGAGTACCCTTTGTTAAACAACTTATGGAACGAGCATCTAATCGTGCACAGGACCGTGGTCAGATAAGAACTTTACTAGGCAGACTATGTAGGTTTCATTTGTGGGAGCCTAATCAATTCGGTATGCATAAAGCATTACCACATGAAGATGCACTCAGGGAACATGGACCGGGGATCAGGAGAGCTTACACATATAAAGCTCTTAACAAATTAATTCAAGGATCGGCTGCAGACATGACGAAGAAAGCAATGTTAGAACTTTATAAAGAAGGAATTATACCGCACATACAGATACACGATGAGTTGGATCTTTCTATAAAAGATGATAAAGAAGCAAATAAGGTTATTGAGATTATGGAAAATGCAGTTACCTTAGAGGTTCCCAATAAAGTAGACTACGAACACGGGGATACTTGGGGTGATATTTATGATTAACTATGGCTTATTTAAATGCAAACATACCGGTGGAATATGCACAGATTAAAAGAGAATATCTTTACGATCTTAAAAAACACCATGGAGAAGTTGAAGATTGTATCATCTTTGGTATGTCATCTATTACAGGCAAGTCGATTTTATTCCATGCTATTATGGAAAACGGTGCAATCTTTTATCGCCTCCCAATTACTGCCTTTATTCAAAGGGGTTTTAAACCGGAAGATGTTCCTAGGCGTAGACTTGATGAGCTACAGCTTTGGAATTGTTTCAGTTATTATCCTTCTGTGCATTCTTGGGATATCTTAGACGGACAAGCAGGAAAATACATAGGGAAAGATAAGAAATGGCACCCAGGTAAATACCTATTTACGGTTGACTTTGCCCACCCTGAAAGTAATATATTAGACACGGACCATTCAGAGATTCCGCACGAGCACAAATGTGCTCACATCATAGCCCTT